ATTAGATTAGAGATGTCGATAAATGCTGCACGCGTTACTTCTTCCGTAGGGGCTTCTTCCTCAAGAAAGATGTCTGGATTGTCTACACGAGAAAACTCTATAGTTGTTGGTCTATCTTTAAACCCAGCAACAGCCAAACGACGCTGAATGGGAACTCCAAACTTAGGCTTTATAGAAGCAGTAGATGTTGAGAACTCAAAGCCATCATAACGATACATTCTTGTGTCTTGATTGAAGACGTGAACTTTACCTTGGAAGTTTGTCATAGAGACAATCGCGTCCTTACCAAACGCGTCTCTTAGTGTGTGGCCTCGATCAGATGATAAGTGCGTTCCTGCTGCGTCCTCTTCGGCAAAGCAAACACCATCTCTATTATAAAATCTCAGGCACTTTACGGGAAATCGGTTAGACCCAGTATGTAAGTAAAAAGCTGGGTCACGAATAAGCTGACCCCTATAGTCAACAAAGCAGTTATCTAACTGCCAGAAGTTTTGATCTTTCTCAGTTTCAAGAGCAGTAATATCACGCGATCTATCAATACCACGAAAGCCGAAGTAACTTCGGCTGTCTGACTTTACTGATATTGGGGAGTACGATAGTCGTGACATTAATAACTACCCGAACTAGATGATGAGCTTGATACGCTGCTTGATGGATTGCCGCTTGTATTAGAAGCTGTCGTAGATGTTGTAGTCTCAGTAGTTTTTTTCTCAGTAGGTGGGCAGTAAGCTTTGTTGCTGCCACCATCTGTAATGCTTCTCTGATACGGTTTGTTACCGTACGAACGTTCGTGCAAGATGTTTGCAGTGTTAGCTTGATATAGCTGCAAGAAGACCATAGCCTTCTCACTGCCCTGCTGAATAAAGTAGTGAGCCGTTAACCCATCAATCATAATCATATCAGGGATTGCTCTGATTTCAGTGATGTCATTGTAGTAATCTATGTCTCCGCCTTCCCAATAAGGGTGTTGGCGCAAATCTTCGATAACTCTGTTCGCAAGCTCGATCATTAACATCATAACTTCGCCGTCAACTCTTGAGGGGGAGAAGTTACCAGCACGCACTAAGGAAGAGCGTACAAGATTTTCTAACGGAGAGTGATCTCCCCGTCCTGCCGCAAAGGGTTTCTGTACGCTCTTTTCAGCCATTAATCTTCCTCGGCGTTTATAACTCTACCAGACCAAACCATGTGATGCTTCATCATTAAGTCAGTAAGATTGCTAGGAACTCGCCAACTTACATGTTCTCTTGCACCATCCCAAATACCTGTAACTCTGGTTTCGCCTATGCGTAGGTCATAAACTGAACTCTCGGGATTAGCTGACACAAACATTGTGAAAGCACTTCCGATAGGTTTGGGAGCTGCCTTTTTAGACTTTGCTTTTTTAGAAGCCTTTTCTCTGCTTTCAGACCTATCTTCCTCGACCCATGCCTCGTTTATATCGGGGGTACTAGGGTCGTCGCCAATAAGCTGCCCCTTATCGTTTCTTGCGCGTTTCTTCGCCATAAAGTTATCCTCGTAAAAGTGCTCTTTATTTATGAAGTTTATTTGCGGCTCAGTCGTCCTTATTGCAAAAGGGCCACGCGATAAGCGCAGCCCTTTCTCTAAACAGCTTATGGGAGGATTTAAGCTGTTGCGTTCCAACCTTTGATGTACGCATGGGTTTTGTCTTGCAACAGTTCCAAACCACATTCGGTAAGGTACTCGTGCTTGACAGCATCCATATCGTTTGACTGTCGATCACGAAGCAACTGAGTGTCGCGACCTTCCATGAAACGGTACTTGAGGTGTGGGAAGTCGATGATGACTGCCGCGTTTTCCATACCTGGAACCTGACGGAATTGAGGGTGTAAATGCACCATCAAATCACCAGCGAAGGTGGCGTAACGAGTTAAGTTTACACCATACGAGCCTTCAACGACAGTTGGCTGCCAACGATCTTTACCAAACTTCTGCAAGTGTCCTGCAACTTTTGCACCACAGAACATGATCTTCTGATTGCTTCCAAAAGAGAAAACATCTTCGATCAATGATCGGTCAAACTGATCTTCTGTCATAACGCCAGAAGCAGTTGATCGGTCATTTACGTTTGTGATGGTGCTGATTAGTCCACCTGTAAAACGAGTTGGTTGAGCAGTCGAGGCATTTGCTTCATTCTTCTTACCGAAGAACATCGCTCTCTCAATATCCTGCATGTGCAGTTTGAGAGCTTTCGTAGCCATCTCGTCCTCTTTATCGCCTGTACGAAGATTGGTCGCACGCAAAGTTTCGGTTACGGTAAATGCCGTACGAAAGATTTGTGTGAAGTTCGACGCCACGCTTGCATCAAATGAGATGCCAGTCGGTGATGTCGCGCCTTCTTCGTATGCTGTGCCTGCGATGAATAGGTTTGCACCATCGCCAATTGCAGCAGCACCTCCGCCAATACCACGCTCAACTGTCATAGAGGTAGCAGTACTGTCGGCAGTACAACGCATAACTTCGTTTGTTGCTGAGTTCACAACAAGTGTACCAGCTACAGCAAAAGTTCCTGCATTGTTGTTAGTGATTGCAATAGTAGTAGCACTGTTTGTTGCAGCACCGTCAGCTACTAATGCGCGAGCAGGGAGTTCATCTCTGAAGTTCTTAAATTCTGGATCATCCGTGGCTTCTGATGAAGTCATTGATAACAAAGCGTTTAAGGGAGCGTTCCCATTTGGTTCCAAGAGTGTGAATAACTCTCGGTAATTTTTCGGGCGGAAGTCACTACTAAACTGACCTGTTCCCCGAAGTCCTTGAATACCAGCCATGCTAGTCTCCTTCTAGGTTAAGTTACTATCTTCGAGGTACTCGTGACCACGCGGAACAATCACGCGAAAATCCTTCGTCCCTATATAACACCGAAAGAAAGAGCCGTAGCGCAAATCGATATTAATTATATATTGTCAGAAAAGTTTGTAGTGGTCGTCCCACTTAAAAAAAAATCGGCCCGAAGGCCGACTTTCTTAACCCATCCGTTTATTCATTGCGGTTGCTGCAAGTCGTGCAAGGGTATCATCTCCGCCTGTTTCGGCTGCTTGGCTAGTTGGGCCACCTGATTGAGAGCGTAGATATGCCTCACGACGGTTAGCCATTTCACGTAAGCGTTCGAACTCTGGAGTGTTCATTTGGTTCTTAAAGTCATTGACGACTTTGTTAGTAAGCCCCATGTCAGCAAAATCTTCGGCAGTATACCCACGTTCTAATGCGTACGCACGGAAGTCATCGAGCGCATCGTCAGGTAGTCCTGCTTGCTGTTGTGCTTTATCGAGGTTTCCCCTTATGGACTGCGATATAGCATCCTCACGAGATTGCATTGCCTGCTCTCTCGATTGGTTGCCTTGTTGACCAGCAGCTTGCGCTTGTTGCAGTATTTGCTGCATCACTTGCATTTGCTGACCCATAGCATTTTCCATACGTCCCATTCTATCGACTTGTTCTCGATAGCCAGGAGGAAGCGAGATCGCGTTCTCATCTTCGTACTTCTGATACTCTTCGTTAAGCTTGTTAGACATAGCTGCTGCGTCACCCTGTTTAGGCGCTACAGGTTGTGCTACTCCTTCTTGCTTTGGACGAGATTGTCCCATCTGAGCATTTTTACTCATAGCCTTCATAGCTGCTGCCATAATCTTGGCAGTATCTTCTGGCCCTTTACCTGTTTTCTCCATAATCATGCCAGCAAGATCATTGACAGGCTTCATCTGTGCTTGCTTGTAGTTGAGGTCACGATACCGCTCGTACGTACCAGCAATCTGAGACGGTGAAAGCTGACGGTCTTCATCGCCAATTTTTACATTGTAAATGATTGCCTCTGCTTGAGACTTGTCACCCTCAGTCTCAGGAGACGCAGCCGCAATTGCTTTTTCTTGTGCAGTCTCTGGTGCCTCCTTCGGTTTTGCTGGAGCTTCGGGAGCTGGTATTCCCATTTGTGATGCAGCAATACGTGCTACTTGATCGGTGTCTGGTTGTCTAGCCATTGTCTATCCTTTCTGAGCGGCCTTGGCGGCTCGTGGCTTCTTCAAGTGAAAGCTCACCCTCGAATTTGTGGATGAGCCGTTCGGGCAGATTAAGTAATTGTTCTGCCGCAAAAATCGCGCCTCGCTTAAAGTCCATTTGCTGTTGCGTCATGTCTTGAGTGTGAGCCATTGAAAGTGCGAGAGTTAGTATTTCTGATCTCATTACTTCGTTTACGTGGCTCCAACCCTTACTTTCTGCGAGTTCGATTATATCTTTAGCTTTGCTTTTGATGGTCATGTTTAAATTTACTTTTTACCTTTCTTCCAAGATATTCTCTTAGAACTTGTTTTCTTCTTTGCTGCGCTTGAGCATTGCGCTTTCGTAGGTCGGCAGGCTGGGTAAGATTTGCGCTTCTCACCCTTCTTACGACCACAGGGCTTTCCAGTCTTACAGTCTATCCACCCCTTGCCACCATTCTGTGAAAACCATGTACGAAGATCATTTTTTGCCACTGGATTTATTGCCCCAATTCTTAGCGCCAACCTTACGGCACTTAGCAACTGCTCCACTTGCGTACGCAGAAGGCCAAACTTTGTAACGAGACTTCACCTTCTTGGCGCAAGCATCGAGCTTTTTCTTTTTGGCCTTCTTCGCCATTTACTTACCTTGCGTACACGGGCAGTCTTTGTGCTGCATGTTTCCAGTTTGGGTTTTTAACCCAAGCTTTTTGACTTCTTTCGAGGTCTTAGCCATTAGTAGCCCTTCTTCTTTTTCATGGGCTTGCCAGTTTTAATTGCTGCCTTTTTGGCTGCTGCTTTACCCTTTTTAGTGTACGGGAATTTTTTCTTTCCTACTGTTGGCATGGTATACTCCTTTAACAGTTCCAAGCACGACGGCTCCAATAGTTAGCCGACAATTTATTTGATTTACCTTTGATCCCACCGCTACGAGCGCAGTAAGATTTCTTTCGAGATGGCTGTGACTTCTTTATTGTCATCTTGCTGTCACCGAACCTGATGATCTTTTCCTTGCCGCCCGAACAAGCCTTTACAATAGACTTCTTCTTAGACCCAGCAGGCGCTCTGCGAGGTTTGTTGCACGGCATCTTAGCCTTGTTGACACGCTTAGTCGCCACGAGCCGCTACTGCCGCCGCTTGATCTTCTTTTGTTTTCTTTTCTTGATCTGCAAGTAAGGATGCTAGAGCCGTTTCGGTATCCTCTCCGTCGTATGCAATAACGAGTTCTCCGTCATCATCTACACCTACACGCCAATCTTCGACGTTTTCTGGAACTTCCAAAACAAAGTGATCGTCGTTAGGTGCAACAAGAGTTTTATCGTCTACGTCAATAATCTTGTTGCCGCCTTCGGGTTTTTTCCATACAAGTGCTGTTTTAGCCATTAGTAATCTCCTGGGAATTGCATCTGACCTTCTTTAGTAGGCCACCAGTGTACGTTTAACATTCGAGGGTAGGTAGTTGATGGCTGACCGTGAGGTGCTACTAAACCAGACCTATCTGTGTGACTGACTGCATCAAAATATGCGGTCGGAGCCCACTCTGTATAAGTCCAAGCCGTGCCATAAGGGTTGTTTACACCATTTGCTATATTCTCTTGAATTTTCTCGTGAGTTGTTACTAGATTGTTAAAACGTAGGTTGTGATAGTACAAATCACTACCGTCAGCGTTTTGATCTCTACTAAGTATGAAGCCAGTAGTACCACTCGCAATAGGCGAAGAAGCGTAAGCTGAATTGTGTTCTACTACTCTATAACAAACTCTAGGATCGGCTGTGCTATGCACAAATGCACTTATGCCAGTACCATAATAGTAATATGGACTGAAGTGCATAATCCACTTGTTGTCCCAAGTAGAATTGTAAACAATCCCGATATGCTGATTGCCTTGATCTATACCATAAGAAGTCGTGTTATTTATTTTGTATTGATAGTTTCCATTTATAGCACCGTATGAGCCTCCGCTGTCTGGTGTGTTGTCATTAATAAAACTAGAAGAAACAGTGCTGTCTAAGTGGAATAAATAAGTACTAGTACAGTCGTTTTGATTAAAACGTGTCCATCGGCAATAGCCGTTGTCACCAACAGTTATCTGCCCACGATAGTAACCTTCCGTACTACTAAGGTTGTCGGAATTATCCATTTGACGGTATTCAAACTCAGTCGCGGCTAGGAAAGCTTCTTTCAAATCTACCTTTGGATCAGTAAGGCGGTGCGTGGAAGGAATTTTCCATTTGAACATATCCACATCTCTGTTCGACGTTTTTGAAAACAAAACGTAATAGCCAGTTCTTTCGTTGTAACCAGACATACCGTATTGAGTACTGAATCTATAGTTAACAAGCTCTGGGTACGCTTCTCGCATCTGCGTATCACCCTGCCATGATAATCTATCAATCATGAGGCCTTCACTGTTGTTACTTGGTTTTAATGCTCTGAATATATAATTGTTGTGACTTCCTAAAAAGAGGCGAGGTCGCACACCTTCGGGCAATACTTGACATGTCATAAATCGCATGTAGTAAAAAAATGAATAGCTAGAGTTTTGCTGACCAATGTTTGATCCAAATTGACCTGTTGGCCCCACACTCATTGACATAGCAGAAGGCCAATGCGTGTTGTCTTGGGTACGGCCCACCATATAACTTTGGTTGTTTGATGAAATTTCACTATTTGTACGAAACCATGATTGGTTATCCCCAGAATAACCCATGTATTTATCGACCATTACACCGCCATGATAATTACTACCTGGACTAGAATGAACAGAATATGCCCAAGGATTGTTGGTCTGCATACCGTCAGTGCTGTAGGTAGAACACTGGACTCTACGGAACTGATCGTCGTGCATAGACCAGATTGCGAACATCGGTAGACCCTCTTTGCGTGGGTCGGTACTACTGCTAGAACTTGAGCTTGAGCTAGAGCTAGAGCTAGAGCTTGATGATGAAGCTACTGCGCTTCCCCCTACTAAATTACGTCCCATTCAGATTACTCCTCTATTCCATGTACGCGAACCACGACACCTTCGCCGTCAGTTTTCACAATTACTTGCTCACCAGCCGAGGCCATCAATCCAGTACGCTCAAGAACCGCGCCAGAACTAAGACCAGCTTTGTCGTACATGTCTTGATCTGGAAGTACGGTGAAACGCTTTTCTCGGTTGTATGTTTCGCCATTCTTTAGAACGTCGAACTTCTTAGTTACGTCGCCCGAAGCAGCCCTTACTGAGCCTGTGAACATTGTTGTTTCATCGTCGAGTGGTGCAGATGTAGTTTCATCAACTATGTCGATAGCAAAGCCCATATTGGGGTGGACATGACAATATGTGTAGAGCTTGTTTGGTGCGTTTGACGGGACTGTAAACTCCATCCATTTTGGGTTGGAGTTATAATCAGTATGTCCAGTTGCGATGGCTGATGTAGTAGTAGCAGTAATCGCTGAGTAATTACCATTAGTCGGATTACCAAACTTATAAACAATACCATCTAGGTAATTAGTTCCAGACGCATGAGCACCATCGCTCGTGGCAGAAAGTAAAAATGGATGCGAGTTCATTGTGCTGTCTTGAAGAAAGAACTTGTACTTACGTCCACGCACTAATTCTAACTCGCCACCTATTACAGTATCAATTGCGTATTTGTTATTACCATCAGCGTCAGCCGCCATAGTAATGTTAAAAGGCATCGTTCCCGTATTTGGTTTAGTTGTGTAGGTTACGCCCAAGTTTGTTGTTGAGTAGATAGTGTTTGCTGTTACAAGCTGAAGCTCGTTAAGCGCGTCACCAGCCCTTACGTCTACTAAATCTTCCCACGTAGTAATTCCTGATGGAAATGCAAAGTAGTACTCCCAATTTGATGTGGTACTTGTTGGGGCTGCGTTAGTAAAATCTGCGTAAATAACTCTGTTATTGCTCAAAGCAATGAATATTTTACCAGCCGCACCGTCAGCTTGACTAGGTACGGAAGCTGCACCAACCATGATACCACTGTCAGCAGCCGTTACTTGAGCAAGGTTAAAGTTTGAACTTTGCAACATTGCTGATGTAGTAGGTGCGCCGTTTGAGGAAATATAAATACTCCCGAAAACCACGCCAGTTAGAAAAAATTCGCCGCTTCCTGTTTTGATACCTGACATATTGGAGATAGCACCAGCAGCCCAACTAAAGTTATTGTAACTCGCTTGACCCTGATGCCGCCAATCAGAAATGGTACTAATGTTTGTAGTACCCGATGCTGGAGTGCCGCCTACATAAGCAACTCCATGTGACTCTTCTACGTTCACAGCCCAACGGTTGTTGTCTGAGGAACTTTGACCCCAAGAACTTGCACTTGAAGTTACAGAACCAGCAGTCTTGTAGTTTGTTAAGGTATAAGTTGATCCATTATTTGCGCTTCGCACATAGAAGTCTGTGCCGTAGGCAAAGCCGATAGGCATACCATTATGGTTTCCTTGGGAGACAGACATAGTTCCAGCAGCATTATCTACTGTAAAACTTCGCGTTTTTTCGACTGATACGGCTCCAGTGTTTGTAATATCATTGGATGTATTTTTCAGTAGACCTATAACACCAGTAGCTTGACCGAAACCAGCGATGTCACTGTAGTCTTCGCTGTCGATAGTCCAGCTATCAGTTTGAGCGTTGTATGTCTCGAAGTCCTTTGACTGATATGTCTTATCAGATACATATAAAAATACGTTACCTGAGTTTGCACCATTGTTAATTATATTAACATTCATAGTCGAAACACGGCTTGCTGGTACTGTGTAAACTAACTCAGTATCGCGGCTTCCGACCACTTTCTTTCCTAATAAACCGTTTGCCATTTTTTACCTCGTTAGCTTTGTGACAGGAAATAGACTTTGGCGGGAGACATCCCAAAAGCGTTTAACGCTGATGTGATACTCGTTTGTAATCCGCTTAGAGCCGCTTGCTCCGTTGCTCCAACCCCTTGAAGGGCAGTAGTTTGTGTTGAACCTTCCGCTTGTAACTCGCTAATCTCGGTATTACCTTGCGTGGTTACGGCAGCAATCTGCGTTGTTCCCTCGGCAGAAACGGCAGACAGGTTCGCATTGCCGTTAAAAATTTCTATCATTCGGGATAGATACACTAACTCAGCGTTAGGTGTGTCAGAGCCTAATGCCTGTAATCTTGTGGATAGTTCGTCAGCTAAAGATTGCTGATCGGATACGGATATATTGGGCATTATAGGGTACTCCCATTAAAGAGTTCTGAATGAAGCTGGGTTACGAGTATACTCTGACCAATCGCATCAGGCGTTGATCCTTGTGCTACGCCAGCAAAAGTTTGTGCGTCGTTCTTTGCTGCTACTGCTAAATCTCTTGCGGCCTCGGCTGCTGCTTGAGCAGTCTCAGCATTTGTTTCAGCCGTTTCAGCTTCGCCAGCACTGGCTTCCGCATCTACCCTTTTAACTTCCATGTCTGCCAATGCAGTAGTCTTGAAGCTATTGAGGTCAGAAAAAAGCTGAGTAAAAGAAGCTATCTCGGTATTTGCGCCATCAGAGCCTATCTTGAGGAACATCTTCTCTGCACCTGATGTACCATCGTACGTAAAAGTAAATGCGTCTATGTCACCTGTCGCGTCATCAAATACCTTACTAAGTAATGCGGATAACGTAAGGCCACCCTTCTCAGCATCCTCGAGGTACGTATCAAGAAGATGCGTCCCCGTATTCTGGGAACGAAAGTTTAACTGTTCACTGGGTACGCGAGTACGTGCCATTAACTATCCTCGTCTATTTGCTTCGCGATACTTGCCAATCTTGCTGCACGACTTGCAGACATCTCTAGCAGTTCTTCGGTATTAGCCATCCGTCCTGCTACATTGCCTAAATCGCTTTGTAGACTTTCTCTTGCTGCTAATATTGCACTATGAAGTGCCTCTATGTCGTCCCTCATCGGTTTTAATTCTTCATGAATACGAGCATCGATGTACTCACGGGTAACTGCATCAACTTGAGATGCCCAATGTCTGCTTGCTATAGGGTTCGTCATCGTTTCGGAGCCTCCCTCATAGGTACTAAGTTGCCTTTTTCTACCTGACGTTCGATGTTTTCTTGGGGCTGCACGTTGGCACCGCGTAGTTTTTCCATCATCATCATCTGCTGAGACGGTGTTGGGCCATCGTTTTGCTGTTCTTTGGAGATTTTAAACTGGTCTAGGTCTGATACACCCATGCTTCGTATGGCTTCTTCGACGATTTTGCCTGAGTTGTACTCCATCGCCATGCCCGTTTCGTTGAGCGTACGAAGCATTGTGATCCAAGTCTCAGCGTTACGAGTGGGTTCGAGCGGTAATGTGCCGTCAACGACTAAGTATTCTATATCACCCTGTATGTCTTGGAGTGAGAAATCGAGATAGCCGTCTTCAACCATGTCAGCAATTTGTGAAGCACTGTCGCTGTCAGAGATACGAATAGAGCTTTGTGGCGCAAAGAAGTCTTGGACGTTGGCTACCATCATTCGTACCATTGGTCGTATAGATGTTGCGGAAATTGTACGGGAGAGGACGCCAAGCCGTTGCGAACCTAACTGAGTAAGACGCTGTATCTCGGTTGCGGTACGAATACCGTCACTTGTTGGCATACCCTGCTGCGCGTCACTGGCTGCGCTTACTCTTTGTTTTAGTTCACTCATTGCCCCGATGTCATTCCAGTGTCCTCTAGTTACATCTGGTATCTGGGAAATGAATACGCCCTCACCTGGCTTAACACCTGGCAACGTTCGTACGATGCCGTGGGGATTTCGATCTATGAGGTCGCCTATGGCAATTTGCGTAGGATCAACGAACATGAGGTTCGTAAGGGCGGCCTGTACGTTATCGATACGCGAGCGAAGCAGCCAAGTCGCGACATCGTGCAACGGGAGGAGCAGATCGTACAACGATTGCGAGTAGGTCTTGTGGGCATCGTGGTACAGACCGCCTATAACGACAGGGAACTGCCTGCCGTATGGGTTTAACTGACAACGGATAACCACGTTCTCGTCTAGAATTGTGATACAAAGCCACAACTGATCTATCTGAGGTACGCCTATCTCATAGCCAGCTAGTCTAATCCAAGTCTCATCGACGACGCGGCTATCGCCAAGTGCGAAAAAGGTGCCTCCGCTCTCACGTCGATTGCGTTCTGCTGGGTCTATATTTAATCCTCGTCCTGCTTCTCTGTGCCATCTATGTCCGTCCCAGCCACCAGCAGGAGGTGTGAGACGGTTGCGGAGCGACGGGTACTGTTTGAGTTTGGGATACATTCCCGTTTGGAGGAGGCTGTCGTAAGAAGAGAAATCAGAGAAGATGATGTATTGCATCCGTTCCCAGTCTCCCCACTGTACTCTGGGGTCGTGGAATACGCGTCTCGGATCGAAGTTTGTGATTGTGTTGGTTCGGCTTGTAGCATCCCACGTAACTTTCGTGGGTGCGTATCCGTACCGAATACTGTCAAGAAGATGTTGGGCAAGTCGTGCTTCTCCTGCTGTTCTACGCATCTGCTGATGTAACAGACGCTCGATTATTGCAGATGATTTACGGGACTTTCGGTTCAGCCCCTCAAGCTGAAACATAGGATTACGACCTGTTAAGGCGCTCATCAAATATGTCATCACTGTATCCGCTATGGCACGGGTATCAGCTATAACTGCCTTCTCTCTGAACTGCGTAGCGTGAGGATCGACATATACGTCGTGTGCTCTGTCAGCTTGCGTCCAGTGGTCATACCTACGAGAAATGCGATCATAAGACATCTGCATTGCCGAACGGACGTAATCCACTATGCGCTGCTCCTGTTCATCGGATAACAGCGAAGAGATGTCCTCATATGCCATGAGAGCATCAGCGTGTTCAGATAAGTCTACGACTATGCCGTCGTTATCAGGGACAAAATCCGCACGGTAATTTGTATTAGTCAGTGCCATAGAGAAACATTTACTCCTATAATAACCCCTCAGTCGTCCTTATTCGCCCCATCCACGCCATGCTCCATTTAGTTTATTAAGGTCAGATTGCTGACCCCATAAGCTGTCGCTTGCTTTGGGTAGAGAGAAGCTAGGCGGTGAGTAATATTCGCCCGTTGCTGGTGTACGAGCGAGCACGTCCAGTCCGATTGTTAAAGCATCAACCATGTCGTCGTGCGTACCCGATGGGAATGTCTGCATTTCATCGTGGAAGTCGTCTAGCCACGGCGCAGAACTGGGTATAAATACTCTTCCCCCCTCGATGAGAGGCAGTACGGAAGCTAGTCGGGATACCTTATCGGTGGATATTTTGTACGGGATGACGGAAACACCGCTCTCTCGTTTAAGTTCTTGGATGAGAGACTGACCACTAGCTTTGTCTTCTATGTAGATGCCGCGTAAGCCTCTGCCCCTCCACTGATTGTTTAAGACAATCATTCTTCTCTTCAGATCGGGGAACTCAAATCGTTCACGCACAACATCAACGACGTATATATCCCCAGTCGAGTCAAGACCCATAGTCATCATGACGGAGTAGTCGCTGTCTTGGCGTGCTTTGAAGGCTGTGTCGGCTGATATGATGAGGGTGTTAAACTTCTCAGGCTTCATATCATCTGGGTATGTACGCCACCAGTGGGAGCGGATCATGTTACCGCCTTGGATATAGGGTGTCTGTTGGTACAGTGATGCGAACTCTCTGGGGTTTAGTCTTTGACGACGTTCCAAATCTTCGAGGGTGAACCGTTCGGGCCATAAGGCGGTCTTTTCAGTTTTACGTATGTATCTTTTTCCAGAGGCAAGCTTGCTGGCTTCGCCAGGTGCGAGGTACTGTGGGTGATCGACTGGTAGATTGGCACGGGAAACTTTACCAACGTCTCCTTGAACTGCTCTCTCTTCGATAGCTGGGAAGTTGATGTGAAGCCAACGTCCTTCGTTCCAGTCGTCGGTTTGCATGAGCCGTCCTGCGAGGTCGTCGGGATGCCAACGGGTGAGTATGATGATTTGTGCTGGGGGTATACCGTCGATGTCGGGTTGGAGACGCGTGGAGAGAGCGGATATATAATAATTCCAGACTTTATTTCTTTGCGTGGCACTCTCAGCCTCCTCTCTAGACTTTAATGGGTCATCAAAAAGTAAAAGATTTGCCGCTCGTCCTGATGTTGTACCCCCTACGCCGATGAAATACGCAGCTCCACCGCCTGTCGTACGCCACTGGTCTACTGCTCGGCTGTCTTGTGACATCTCGAACTCGGGAAAAGCTTGCGATGTAAGCGGTTCGTTGACGAGATCACGCACCTGTCGCCCGAAGTCGGTGGCGAGTTGGCTGTTGTAG